TAAGTGATGTTGCCCTTGGTTACCTGACAGTATGCAGGCTGCTTCTTGTCTGACTTGTAGTAGGTGCCGTTAGTGTCAATTGTTCCAATAGCGTCATAGGCTGTGCTACAGCCCACAAGAAGCAACATCAAAGTCAGGAACAGCAAGAACAACATAAAGTCGCTCTTGGTCATTTAGTCAGTGCTTTCCATGACTTCGGAAACAGAGGCTCGATAGCTTCACCAATAAGGAAAGCTATCTGCTGCGTTTCGAGTTGTGTGTGACTGTCGATGCGGAGGTTATACATACGGCTCCAAGCGAACAGAGAGCCTGTCCAAATCCACTCGGTATACATAGCCTGCGGCAGAACCATGCGGGCTTGCTCAGGGCAAACGCCAATCTTCAGTAGCGCCTCGTAGCAATCCTTCGCTGCCATATACAGTTCGACGGGAGTATGCACACAGCCATTATCTGTCTCCATGTCGAGCATAGGAGAGATATACACTTGGTCGTTAGTGGACCCTTGCTTAATGTTCTCTGCGCGCTTCCTCCAGTAGTCGGGAATGAAGAACTCAGGTTCATCATCAACATAGCGGCGAGATACCTCATTCCACGCAAAGCCAACTTGGTGTTTCACAAGCTGACGAGCGATGAATATTGGCGCTTTGATGCGGAGGCTGATGGAAGTGTGAGCGAAAGGTGACCAGTGGTTATTATAGGCCAAGTAAGAGATTAGCTTGGCGTTCTCTTCGTCGCTGTATTTGTCGTGGTGTTTACTGAATGATACTCTTGCTGCATCCACTACTGAGTTATCTGAACCCATGTAGTCTATTAGTTCAACATTCATCAGTTTCCTCAAGTGTTATTAATACGGTCATTATTTCATCTGCTTTCTGTGCGTAAGCTATTCGTTTGGCCGCAGCCCTGTATCGGAATAGCTCTGCTTTCTCGAAGGACACTAATGCTCTGTGTGCATGGCGTGGCCCTATGAACTGTTGGCCAACACGAACAACAAAGGCTTTACGAGTCTTCAATATCAGCCTCGTGTTCTAGGGGCGCGTCAGTCCACGTATCGTCGCTGATGGACTCACCAATCTTCTCAAGCCACGTTAGTCCCTTGACTGTCGGTCGCCAGTCACGAGAGAAAACATTGCCGTATACTTTGGTGGAGATGTATCCAATCGACGCCGCCATAGCGACATATTCAGCATTGGCTCGTGCGTAATCTGATTGAACGCTGTAGGACCGTTTGTATGCTTCGAGAACTGTTTCTAGTAGGTGTTTGTCAATAGAACTGGAGCGCAACGTGACTCCCTTCCAACAGTATGAGGTTGATGATTGATGCTATCGCCATCATCAGGAACAGGTAGATGGCTAGTTCGATTGCTTTCGATAGGTTCAACGTGACCCCATGTCTTTCTCTTTTTTATACATTTCATAGTTGTCCTAGATACCCCAAACTCTTTTGCTAGCTTTCGAGTCCCTTCGTTCTGTAAGCGACTTCTAATTTCGATAATCTCGTCCTCAGTAAACTTTGAAGAGTGGATATCTTCACCTTTTGTTTGTCTTCCTTTGTTGACCTTATCATCTGAATTATCTTTTGGTGTTCCCAAAAAGAGATGAGAAGGGTTGCAACATGATGGGTTATCACAAGTATGACATACGAACATTCCTTTTGGGATTGGCCCATTATGTAACTCATAGATAACTCTGTGGAGCTTCGTAGTCTTCCCGGTTCTATAGTCTGTATACCAAACATAGCCTGAGCTAGTTTTAGAATGACTTACGCAGACATGGCACCCTGTATCTATGGTTTCAAATCTTAGGGCTTTTAAGCTTCCTCTATTAGTGAGTTTCACTCCAGTTGTTTCCTACTGAATAGCTGCTATCCAGAGGAACCTTGAAGTCAAACGCTTCGCCAGCTTTCTTGGCGCAATGAACAAGAGCGTTACCTACCACTTCTGTATATTCCTCCTTAGTTGCAACTTGGATTTCATCATGAATCCACCCAACAATCACGAAGTCTCCCTCGTAACCGTGAGTGTATCCGCTGTTTGTCATGTAGTTGAAGAACGAGATGACCCAATTTTTACAAATGATGCTTCCGCTCGACTGACACAGGAGGTTGAGTCCTGCGTGTTGGGAGCGAACATGAAGCTTCCTCCCATCGAGTCCTTTGACCCAACCCTTCTTGGTAGCTGAATCAACGGCGGACTTAAGTTTTGCGATAGAGGGAACTTTCTTCAGAAAGCGTTCCTTCAGTTCTCTTCCGTGTTTGGATGATCCGCCTACTATCTCTCCGATGCGAGAGTCTCCTGCGCCAAATAACCAAGCGTAGATAAAGGTCTTACTCTTATCTCTACTATCCAGACCTGCTGCTTGCTGATTGTAGCTATGGACATCACCTTCGGTAACTACCTTTGCATACTCTCCGTTATCAAAAGCTGCTAAGTAGTGAGCGAATGTTCGAAGCTCCAATCCCGCCATGTCAGCACCAACGAGCTTCCAACCCTCTGGAACACAGAACAAAGAACGGCAGTCTTTACCGTAGATTGCTCGGTTGGCTGGTACCTGACTAATGTTCGGATTTCTGTGAGTTGCTCTACCTGAGATACAACCGTTTGGATTGATCGTTCCGTGGATACGCCCATCTGCTTCAACCAAGCGTAGCCATGAACCATCTCCGTCGCCAAGCATTCCAAGTCTTTTCTGGATGACAAGGTAATCGACGAGGAGTTTAGCTTCTGGTCGATCAATTCTTTCAAGGATACTTTCGTCCAGTTTTGCTCGTCCAGAGTCTGTGAATTCTTTTGGTTCCCATCCGGTTTCTTTAAGCTTTTTCTCAATGTGAACCCTCGACCCCGGATTGAATACTACCGTCTTGTATTTCGTTACTGGAACATCCTTCAGATACCCGAGTTTCTTGTTGTCCCTCTTCGGTATCAGAACCTTGTCCACCTCTTCCCATTGTCCGAACTTCTCGACCAACTGTTTTTCCAGTTGATCCTTCCGTTCCACAAGACTTACATACAGGTCGTGTGCTGCCTTGGTGTTGAACGTCCAGCCCTCCTCGTGCATCAGATGACAGATGTGTGCTATCTGATGCTCTAGGTCTAAAGGGACTGTGGGGTAATCCCACGGTCTCAGGAACGTGAGGAGTCGGTAGGTCGTCTTAACGTCCTGCCGACAGTAGCTTTCCATTTCTTCTGACCAAGCGTCCCATCCTCCGCTGTAGTCGTCTTTGGGTTCTCCGAGTCGAAGTCCCCATGCTCGAAGGCTATGGCTTCCGATAAGCTTTTTGTCCCAGTCGATACGCTTGAAGTCATCTTCCTTAACGTTAGGATGAAGAAGACGAGCCACCACCAAAGTATCAATAAGCCGAGAACCGGGTCGAGGGTTCCACCCGTAGAGTTTCCTGAGTAACGGAATGTCGTATGTGGAACCGTTGTGGGCGACGAGGACATCTGCGTCGTAGAGTTCTTCAAGTCCTCGCTCAATGTCTTCAGGTCCATAGGACCATACGTCACCTGTAGTAGCGTCACAGATTGCAATACAATGAACCTTGGTAGCTTGTTTGAGTAGTCCGTTTGCTTCTAAGTCGAATACGAGGGTCTTTAGATCAGATGGTTGACTCATTCATTCTCCCTGTAAGCTTGTCGTAGTGTAGGCATCCTGCTTCTCCTGTTTCACCTGAGTATCTGTTCTTCAGAACACGAATGATTGTCTTGTCTGGATCATCGCCTTGCTGATTGCGCTCAAGGCCAATCACGAGGTCACTAAGTTGAGCGATGCTGTGTGAACCACGAAGCCTATTGAGACTGGTAGCAGCACCTTCTTCATCGCCTTTGCCATCAGGACGCCGAAGGTGAGACACCAACACCAAACCAATACCTGTCTCTTGGACCAAGGTCCGCAAAAGGGTCATGGCTCTATCAATCAGCTTACGCTCGTCGTTTCCTTCAAGCGCTGAGACCACAATGGACAAGTGGTCAAGAATGATCCATTTGCAGCCGATAGCTTTCGCCATGTAGCGCACACGGTTCAGAAGATTGTCGATTTCAGTGGAGCCAAAGTGGTCATAGAGATAGAGGCGACCTGAGCCGACAGTAGCTGTGAAAGCTTTCCGTAGGTCATCAGTAGACACACCCTCACGCCCCAGATGCAGCGGACGGTTGATGTGTAGCCCCATGAGACCCATTGCGGTTCTCGTGGTTGACTCCTCCAACATAATCATACCGACAGTCTCACCAATGTTCAGCAAATTGTAAGCAATCTCACGAACAAAGGCTGACTTGCCGATACCTGATCCAGCGGTGACCGTCAGTAACTCACCTCTTCTGAGGCCATGGGTCTTGATGTTGACCACAGGCCATGGGTAACCAACGCTCTCAGCTTCCTTAGTGGAGAGAATAGTCTCCCAAAGCTCCTTACCATCCACAATGCCATCTGGACGCCACTCAGCAGCATCCCAGAAGGCTCGGGTGATAGGAGCCTTACCATCATTGACTAAGACTTCATTGGCGTCCTTACGCTGAAGACGCATAGTATAGACTTTGCCAACAGGCAGCATTTCAGCCACCTGTTGCATAGCCTTTTGTCCCGGTTCATCTTGATCGAAGCAGAGGACAATCTTGTCGAAACCACAGAGCCACTCGTAAGCTTTGGTTATGGCTTTGACTGCACTCTGAGCACCATCAGGCAGACTGACGACAGCGTAGTTCTTATCGTCGAATGCCGCAGCTACACTGAGACAGTCTATTTCTCCTTCGGTGATGACGACAGATTTACCGGAGGTCCATAAATGCTGACCCCAGAGAGGAAGGCATGAGCCTCTTTCTCCCACCCACGCAAAGTGCTTGTTGGGTTTGCGTAGTTTCTGAGCAACAACGCTGCCTCTAGCGTCGTAATAGTTAGCAATGTGACAGGATTCACCACTTGCATCTGTGCCTGTTGTGTAGCCGAACTTTCGGCAAGTGCTTTCTCGTATACTTCTTTTAGGTAAGTCGGAGAAAGTGCCTTGTAGTAATCTTGAATTTCGCTCCAGTAGTTTCCCATTGTCCACTTGATCCTCATTATCTGAGGAACCTCCGTAAGCATTACACACGAAACAATAAGTCGTGCCATCTTCATACAGAGAGTTGCCGTCAGATGACCCACAGTTGTCACAGGCGATATGCTTTACGAAGGTTCCCATTATTTAGTTGCTCTTGCTCACGTTATTGACGTTCGACCACCAGTAGTTCTTGGCGCTCATCACAGCATTCGGGTCATCACCCATACCGTTGTGGCCGTCATACCAGTTGTTCCACTTGACCAAGACACGAGGACCAACAGGACTGCTCGTGAACATCACGACCTTTCCCTTCATGTTGATGAGAGAAATTCCAGTGCGGCCACCGTGACCCTGCGGCTGCTCATGGTCATTGAGCGTCGTCTCGCCTTCACCACGACCGTGGTAGAACACGGTGTCGCCAGCTTCTACCTCTTCACCAGCAACAGCTTTATCTACCTGTTCATCCCAATAGTCAGAAGCAGCCTGATTGATTTCAGACTGGTCATCATCATCCTCGTCGTCTTCGAGGTTGAACAACTCAGAGAACTCAGTGCGTGACCACATGTCATCGTCTGTTTCTACATCATAGTTCTTGTGGAACAGGTAACCATCAGAAGTTTCCTTCACGCCGACATATACAAAACCAGCAGCCCGAAGATACTCAGCGAACGCGGTCAGCATTCGCGGCAAGTAGTCTGCATCGTTACCTTCGAGGTTGAAGTTGATATGTCGTCCATATCCTGAGTAAATGAAATTTGCTTCGCCCTTATCGTCAAAGTTACTCATTACGCAGCCACCTCATAGCGAGCGTAATGATGACCAGAAGCATCGGCCTTCATCACGGTGTTGATCTGAATGCCAATCTTGCGAAGCTCATGGATGCTGGCGGCTAACCGATAGATGCCGTAGACATGGAGAGCTTCGAGAGGGCTGATGGATTTACGCTTGGTTAGATGATTGAGAACTTTACGTGCTTGAGGCTTCAGTTTCAGAAGCTTCATGATGTTCATTTGGTTTGCTTTAGTTCCGTTAGCCATGATTGTGGTATTGTTCCTTTGTCAGAATACGGAAAGCCATGCGTCTCAGCCCACTGAGCGACAGTGGTCTTGGAGCCGGGATAGATTTTCGTTTTGTGTGCGGATTGAAAAACGAAGCGCAGGTCTAAGTCGGGATACTGCTGCTTCAGGAGGATATACTTCTGTCGTTCATCGGCGTCAGAACGGTGCTTGTGTCCAAAGCGGCCTTTGGCTTCCAACAGGATAAGCTTGTTGTCACCAATCTTAATTGCAAAGTCAGTGACGTATTTAGCTTCTCGTGCTGGAACCGTATAAGGTATCTTCACCGTTTCATAAGTGAAGTCGATACCTTCGGTTTCTAATTGCTTGGCTACTTTCTCTTCAAGTTTAGAACGATACTTTGCCCGCAGAAGTATGGGGTTTATATCAGAGGTCGAGCGCACTCACTTCGGTCTCCTGAGAGAAGCTCGGAGCACTGTCGTCAGCCTCATAACCATCGTCGATCTGATCGAAACCAGAGAAGCCACCGCCGCCTTCAGCAAGCTTAATGACCTGAACCTGCTTCAAACGCAGCTTGATGCCTTCCTTCTTCTGGACCTCATACTTGTAAGCTTCAGCGATGGCTCGGACTTCAGAGCCGCCACCAACCTTCGTGTTCGCTGACAGCGCCTTATTCTTACTGTCGAACACCGCAGGCTGATACTTCGAGCTTGTGCGGATCAGATACATACCTTCATTCTTTTCGTCAGCGACAATCGGAATGTGCGGCGTCTTGGATTTGAACTCTTCGTTCTTGAGCGTGTCGAGAAGCTTCGCCTTGAACGTTTCAGCGGTCTTCTTGTCCACACGGATGGCAATTTTGAAACCGCCATACTCTTTGTCCTCTTCGAACAAGAAGGGAAGAACAGCGGTTCCGATAGGCGTAGTGATGTAATGCTTGCTCATAATTTTCCTTTGTTAGTGTGCAATATGAAGTCCAGCGCTGTGCGCCTTGGCCACAAGGTCAACAGGCACAGGCATGTCCATGTCCAACAGAAAGCCTGCTGCGATGCAGGCGTCCTGTGGAGTCATTTGGTCGAACGGAGGAAGTTGGTCGTAGATTGCCTCCATCTCCTCCTGTGTTAGCGGTGCGTCGTCTTCGTCATCATCAGGCGAAGGAATATTCGGCATGGTTTACTTCCTCGATTAGCAGTGAGCCTTTAGTCGGCATGTCGGGCATTCTGTATCCATGGGTATCTAAAACGGCGCAATTCTCCTGATGTATCTGCTTCAAAGGGTCATTCTCGACATACAGTTGAACAAAAGTCTCTTTTATGAGTTGTCTGAAGCGCGCTGCCTCATTCGGTAAACACCCAAAGCTGTCGTGAACCAAAGCAACATTGCTGATGCCTTGTTTCTTGGCTTTAAGAACCACCATCATGAGATGACAAGCGTCATAGGAATGAACGAAGCTCGGAGCCACGGCCAACGTCGCTCTATGCTTGTCCATGCCGCCTACTTCAGTCGCTGTGCGCGGCTGAATGCAAATCTTCACGCCCTTGTCGTGCAGGAAGAGATTTGCTTGCTTGGTGTCCACATTGGGACAGCGCAACATCACTGGAAGCCCCAGAGGCGTTGTCCATGTGACTGGACGACCCTCATGTGACATGACCCGCGCTATGTCTTGAAGATACTTCATGACCACCGCAGGACGTTTCACGGTCTCCACAATGGACTTGTAGGTCACTTCAGACAGATAGCGGGCTGCTGCGAAACCACCATCTTCACCAAACGGATGCTGTTCAAGTTCACCAGAGAGAACCTGAAGCTGCAAAGGACGCATGGTGTCTTCAAGGATTTGGTCTTGCATACCAGCGCGCTTGCTTGAGTATGAATAAGTCATCACGTTACGCTTCACCAGCGAACGAGAGATGCCATAATCAAGAAGCTTGCGCGCCAGATCAGCCACAGGAACATTGTCGCCTGACTTGAACTCAAGAACGCGGTCAGAAGAGAGATCAGCCGTGACTTTGGTTTTCACCAAGTCCGCCACAGTCTGGTAGATGTCAGACGGTTTCTTGAGAGGCACAAGTGAAACAAGTTTCGCTGTGTCTTCACATCTCGCCATAGAGCTTAAGTGCTGCAATCCTGAACATGCGCCATCGAAACTCGTTGGTATATGCACAGGCTTACCTTCAAGCGCATCTTTCAACGCCATACAGGCGGCCACAAACATGAACGTCTTGTCAGCCTCAAGCCACCAGAGGTCAGCGAGAGGATCAGCAGCAGTCGCTAGAAGACGCTCACAGTTATCGTCAACCCACCACACACGCTCGTCGAAGGGAGCCTTGGAGATTTTGTTAAAGTCTCCGACATTGGCCAGATGAACCTTGAGCCAATAGAGACCTTCAGCATCTACAAGCTGACCTTCAGCGAACTGAAACATCGCACGGATATGTGGTTGTCTCTGGAACTGAAAGTGCGGGACGCCATACACACGACCACGATAGTCAATGTTGTGGGGTATCCAGAACTTTGAGCCTTCGAGATACTCAGCCGTGGCGAAGTCTCGGGAGAGGATGATGCGTTCACCAATGTAGCCACGGTTGACTGTGGCGACCTCATTGGCCTTGCGACGCCACGCATATCTCTGGTCCTTGGTCATCTCCTCCCAAGCAAGCGGCTTCTCAGGGACCGGAAGGTCTCTTTGCTGCGGCAGACCGGGGACAAGGATGTTGTGGGCGTAGCAATGCTTCACCAAGTCGAGGATTGGCCTGTTAATCGCCCAGAGAACGCCTTGGATAGCGTTGAGAGCTTCTAGGACGGGTTTGGCCTGTCCATTGCGAATAGCCCTATCCACATGCGCCTTTACGGGCTTCTGGAACGATCTGACCAACTGATAGGGCAGAGGCACGCCATCGGGTGTCGGGATGTGAAGGGTGCTCTCGTCCCACACAAGCGGCTCAGAGGTCATAGGGACGCCAACCAGACGCCGCAGGACCAGATCGGAGCTAATGTCCTCCAGATGACTGAGGGCTTCAGGCGTCAGGTCGAGGCGCTGGTCCTCGTTGAGGCGGAACGCCGGTCCCTGAAGGATGACCTCAAGCATAAGCTTACCGGCGCAGATACGCTCCGGGTCAGCCCATGGTTCATAGGAGAAGTTTTTAAGCTTACGCGCATAGCTTCTTAGGGCTATACGCCTATGCTTCAAGGAACCATTCCTATACTTGACCATAGCCTCAAGGCGCTTGGCCTCCTCTTCGTTCCACAAAGACAAGGCTCGCCCATAGCACTCCATGTAAACGGCAGTGCCAATGGCCCTGAGGGTATTAGCCAAAGTATTGTTATCAGAGAATAAACTCGTCATTGCAGCATTAAGGCTAAGTGCTGTGAGTGTTTCCACAGGAAGCTCCAGCATAGCCTTAGTTGTTTTCTTATAGCCTTTCTTGGAGCGCAAAGTCTCCACACAAGAGGAAAACAAACCTATATACAGCGGGTAGTATACCTGAGTCAGGTTTAAGCCTTCCTCGGTATCGCCAAAGCCCAACCTACTGATAGTTTTTGCTCTTTTATGGTCAGTGTTTCTAAGGGTTGTGTCTAGAGCGTCCATTTGTGTCTCTCGGCGTATATGCTATAGGAATAGATAGAAGGATTTTTGTGCGCCAACCTCTTGATATATAGACGCTTGGGCAACTAATGACAAGTAGCCACCATTTACCATGCACTCCGAGATGCATGGACAACTAACTGCCCTGTGTTCTCTTTTTGTTGCTATTAGGCCGCTTGACGGAAGCTTTTGGCTTCTCTACAGGTTCCGCCCCATGTGGGGGAATGTCCCGAGCGGCAAAGGGGGCGGACTGTAAATCGACGAATCCGCTGGAATCTACTGTTTTTATTGGGTTTTCTAGAAGCATTTCTTCAGAATTACCACGAAGTTTACCACGCAACATCATGAACCTTGTGGCCTCGCGTAGTGCCTCCCGAGTCGGGTGAGCATACTTTCGGGTCGTCTCTAGATTCCTATGTCCTAATAGATCAGCCACAACGAGCGTAGGTGTGCCTTGTGCCGTCAAAATGGTGGCTGTGGTATGCCTCAAGATATGTGGTGTGATGGTGTCCTTGGTGCCAACCTCAACAGAGGCACGATGGCAGGCGCGGAGTAGCAGATCGTAGTCAGGCAGACCATCGACCACGAGCTTCGCCAGCTTCACACCCAGTTCGCGCGGGATGGGTATGGTCCGCCCATGACCAGACTTCGAGTCTTCAAGGACAATTAGCGCATCATGGTCGTCAATTTCTATGTTGCGCTTCTTAAGGGACATAAGTTCCCCAGAGCGCATACCTGTGACCAGCAGCACTTCTAAGCATAGTGCCGTGGACGGTCTCTCTTTCTCATACAGATAGGCCATAAACTCAGGTATCTCTGAGTGACGTAAGAACGCGATGCGCCCCTGCTCCTCATGCAGGCGAGGCACAGGTGGCATGGCCAATATCAACTCGTTCTTCCAAGCCCACCTAAGAGCCTTGGAGACAGTCGCCATATAGCGATTTACTGATTTATTGCTGAGACCCTCGCGCTTAAGGCGTTCTCCAAGCTTTTCCATGCGCGCGTAGCGGACCTCTGCGACTGGGGTATCTATGCCCAATAGGGCAGCGCATCGCCTCCAGCGTTTCTTGGCATACTCCTCGTCCTTTTGGCCTGCCCAAAGCCTGTTTCGAATGTCTTGGTCGAGATGGCCAATTTTATAGATGTTGTCGCGTTTAATATTAGGCTGAAGGCCAGTGGTCTTAAGTTCATGCTCAATCCGAAGGGCCGTGTCGTGGCTATTGGTGCGCTCAACGTAACGCTTACCAGCAACCGTGACTTCGACCTTCCAGAATCCTGTAGGGCGACCATTGCGGCCTTTCTCCACATAAATACTCATGTCTCAAGTTCCATGTGTATTTTCTTCAGTATTTGTGCGCCTTTTGCTGTCACAAAGTAGTGGGTTTTGCGCGAGTCGAGCGGGTCATCACATTGCTCAACTAACGCATAGGATTTCTCAGTGCGCCTAGGGCGGTCACCAATGATGCCTAAGATGCGCGAGGTGCTATCCTTGTTCATCTCAAGACGCTGAGAATACTCACCAGTGCCTAAGCCTTGCTTGAGAGCAACATGAAGGAATCCCTCCATGTAACTCTCAGGGAAAGCA